AGATAATCGGCGGCGCGGGCATGTTGATCCTGAACCTTTAAAAGCAGGTTTTGAAGCGAATTTTTGTTGTTTTCGATAGTGTGTGTCATTTTTTCATTTCCCGTAAAGTTGAAAAAAACCGGCGGGCATCATTGCGCCGCCGGTCATTTTCATATCAGATTATGCGATATTATGCAACTAGAATTTTTTAAAATTTCTATTCTGCCCCAATGTCCCCCGCGACATGGTGCCGGATAATGGCCCGTGGCGATAATGTTTTGACAAAAGCCCGCAACCGGTCCCCGTCGGATTGGTTTTGATTTTGGCCAGCCGTGGCCGTCCAATGCAACGCAACATTGCCGCCCGCCGCATAACACCCGCCGCGTTCGCCGTTTTCGATTTTTTTCTTTTTGACGCCGTGGCCAGTAAATCCAACGATAAAATCACGGGCCAGTCTAGCGCATAGGGGGCCGTCTTTACCGCCGCAATTAACACACCCGACATTATCCAGATATTCGGCGGGGCATCTAATGACGCGAACGGGTGCCGGTATATCGTCACGGGTGATGACCGCAAACTTGCCATTTTTCCAAAATGATTTTTTAACGACTGTAACAACCGGCGCGATTTTATTAGCACATATTGCCACGGCTTCGGCCAAAGTATCGGCGGAATAATTTATTGTCGTTTTATTCGGGGCCAGTTTTTGCGCCCAGTATAACGGGTGAAAATGTGAATAAGTGAAGCTTTCCCCGCGTCGCGGCTTGGCATCTAGCACGGCGTCCAAATATTCAAAATCTATTTGACCGGCACCGCACCCGCGCCCGCTATCATTTAGTTTGCAGTCGGCGGGGCAGGTTCCAAACTTTTCACCATTACCGGCGCGATATGTGACGGCCAAGCCCGCCGTTTTATTGGCAGTTGAATTTTTAACAGTTTTAAGCATTTTTCTATTTCCCGTAGTTGAATGCGATTTGTCCCATATATAGAATAAACAAAGCCCCGTCAAGATATATTGACGGGGCCTAGTATTTTTTAAAATTTTATCGACGGCGGCGGCTTATATGTCGCGTCCGCTTTTGCGTGTGCTTTTCCCAATCCGGCCCATATAACAACCGGCCAATGATAGAAAATATAAACATTAGTTCGCAATCTCCCTTTCTTCTAAATAAAAATTCAAATCCTGCAACACCCGAAAAACGTGATTGTCTGGTTCACCCTCGTCATAAAAATGTTGCTGTTCACTGCACCAGTTATAATCAATCAACTGGCGCAATCCCTTTAACATCCGCTGTTCTGCTGTTTCAGTCATCGTTCATAACTCCCGTAGTAATTAACGATGCCTTTACATATAGGATTATGTGGGACAAATCAAGTCGAAAAGCACATCCCAGTTAAATTTGCCTTTTTGATGGTGTATTGGCTCGACGGATTGTAAGCCGTCCATTTTCAAATCAACCGCCGCGCTAGCCGGATACAAAAACATTTCCGGTTCATCTGTCGGTTTGTTCTGTTTCTTAATCAGTATCCATGACGGACTATGTTGATGACGAGACAACCACGCCACTTGTGACGGCTGTAACGTGACCCCGTTGCTTGTCAGAAATTTAAGCTCCACAAAATGAAACACACCAAACTCGTCACATATAAGTAAGTCTGGTATTCCGGCTCCCACATAATTCTCAATCCGCGTCAGTAGTAACTTCCGCTTCGACCTCTGTGCCGCTTCCTTTATTTGTTTGTAGAAGCCGCTTTCTCGCTTTGTTGCGATTACTGGGGTTTTCATCTTCCGGCGTGACGTTGATTGTGACTGGGGCATAACTTTGCTTGAGTTCCTCTAACGCTTTCAAAACATCCTCTTTGCTCATACTGTCGATAGAGCCATGACGGATTTCTGATTTGTTGACGTATATGTCCCCCTGCGCTTGTCCCCGTCTGTATTCAGCTTGCACGGCGGCACTATATGCCCCGTTCTGCAAAGCCAAATCTCGTATGTTCTGCAAATCCCTGACGTGACGGTGAAACGTGATGCCATATTTTTCATCAAGCTCTCGCCGATAAGATTGTATGGCCGCCACGACATGGGGCGATATATGCGGGTTGGTCAGTTCATAAGCCCTGCTATGTGCAGACGTTACAGCGTATCCAGCATTGATAGCCGCCTCGCGTAACGTAATCTGCCCGTCTTTACTCACCAGTTCTTTTACAAAAAGTTCCTGCTTACGAGTTAAGGGCTGATCCACGCCAGCCGGTGGTCTGCCTCGCCGTTCTCTAGGTTTTCCTGTTATCTTACCCGCCGCTACTCTTGCCATAATACCACCGTTAAAAAGGTCACGTTCAGATATTAGTAACGCAGAACACTATATAGGGCAAAAAATATTTTTTATAAAAACCAAAATTTCAGCCAATAAGGCCGTTTTCCTGTTTAAAAAGTGTAACGACCTTGTTTTAATAGCGTTACACTACTGCGTTACAAAAAAGTATTATGTTTTTCATAGCTTTAACACACAGTGTAACGCTGTAACGCTTGTAACGCTTACTTTTACTAAAAAATATTTTTTTTATTTTTGAGCCTATATAGAGTTACGCGTAACTAAAAAGCGCGACCCGTGGGCCGCGCTCTCTAAATCATTGTTCTTGTTGATGTTTCACCCATTGCTGGTGTGATCTATCGAAGTAACGCAACCACTCTTCGACAAACTCAAGGTGTGTACACCTCTCATCTTTTGACGGTTTGATGCTATTTTTGCCGACTTCAAAGAAGCCGACCGGCACCATTTTGTCTGCGCTTTCTGAAGCGTAGGACAAGCCGCCCATGTCTGTTACGTGGCTGGTTTCGTCAGGGCCGTACCAGACGGAGACGAAATGCGGGTACGAGCTACCGTTGTAGTTCGCCGCTTTGCGGGCCGCGGTCAGCGGGTCAAGGGCCTTGGCCCACGAGCCGTAGTGTCCGGCGGTTGAAGCGATATAGGTGAAGCCGTTGGGCAACACCCAGTCTTTTGCACAATCAGTCATACTGACCTCCCGTAGTAGTTAACGATTTCAAACAGCGCACAATCATTTCTGATTGTTCTTATACTATAGCATACTATCCCATACTTGTCAAGCATAAATTTTTAAAAGTTTTATAGGTATGCGATTATATGCGTCAAAAAATTGACACTCCAGCTAGAGCGTTCACGTTTTGTACTGCGACACTTTGTCGCATTGACTTTTATGCGATATTATGATATACTCTTATACAAGACTAGAGCTCTATCTAGGTGACAACATGTTGTCAATTTATTGACAAACTTTTTTTATGCCCGTCACGTCAACATCGAATAATGGCGTGGTATAATAGGAACAAGCTTAGAGCTTCGCTGTTTGACAAGTTAATAGCTACGGAGACTTTTATCATGCTAGTGATAAAACCAATAAGTAATGTCGAGGCCAATCGTGCGATTAAAGAATGGCATCGACACAATGACCCTCTGCCTGATTTGCATATAGCTTTTTGCTATGCGCTGTATGAACACCATGTAGCGTTGAAGCATCGGGAGTTACTAGGGGTGGCGATAGTGGGCAACCCATGTGGCCGCACAAACAGAAAAGACATACTGGAAGTGCGGCGGGTTTGTTTCAAGCCAGACGAAAAGTTTCATAAATTACGGCGGCACTATATTAACGACAGGTGTAAGGAAGATATATCCTTACGACAAATGCCCGTCCTTGTTTATGATATTGAAGATCAGGTGCATGGTCTGTTTCAAGGCACCATTGTCAAGTCGTACAAGATACCTAGTTTCTTTCTGCAAGTTGCAGAGATGTATACCCAGCAGTTCTCGCTGAAAAAAGATAGACCGGTTTCTATTCTGTGGACGTACATACAGGATACGGAAGATGGCCGGTATATCGAAGAGGCTGGCTGGCATTACGACCATTACGTCAAGAGCCGTGGTGCGTGGCACCCTGCCAAGCGTCGGTTCGCCAAATACCTATAAACGAAAACCCCCAGCCGCAAAGCTGGGGGTTTTTTCAATGCGTCGTTTCCGCGTTTTCGTTTTCATACTCGACCGCGGCGCGAGCTCCGCTGGCCATGCACGACGTAATCATGCCAATGGCCGTCGTAGAGTCCGGCGAGGATATTATCAGCCGGAAGATAATCGCGGTCAGTGCGCCGCCCATGACGGCCCCTGCGCCGTGACCATCTTTGGCCATTTCATCCAGAAGGTCCTCGACCCGCTGACCGGCTTCATCAAAGCTATCGGTGCTATCCACGTTGTATCCTTTCCCAAGCGGCTCTTGTTTTCCACGCCCGCTTATAAGCCTCACGGGTATGTTCACCTTTAGATACTGTAAGTGAAGCGTGTAAATCTACCACCCGTTCTATTTCGTTGAGGGCCGTCGGCCAGTCCATGTCTCTCGACAATTTTAAAATTTCTTCTTTCTTGTCCATGTAGCATCTCCCGTGGTGCCCATACGTTAAACCAGCAATCAGAACACAAGAACCGGCCACCATCTTTTGCGGCAGCCGGTTCGTTACAGTTATTACAGCGTGTTACACTCAGCATTTTCCTTCACTTTTTCGATTGCATATTTGAAAAAATCATCCTCGCGTAAATCGTCCAGTTCTGCGTTTTTACAATTTATTTGAACAACGGTGCCGTTCATACAAGCATCCATCACCTCACTGGACAACACGCATTTAGCTAGAGACCCAAAGTAAACTTCGCAACGGTTAGCCATACAGTTGATTAGAAAGCATAAATCTTCGTTGCTTAGATCATTAGCAAAATCCAATAATTCTTGTTTTCTATCAGTCATCCGTATCAATCCTCTCTGCTTCCCCATACAGGATACACTCAGGGCAAGCGGTTTCAAAGAACTCACACTCTTCGCAACCCTCGACGGGTAAGTATTCAACCGTCATCGTTCACCAATCTCCTCAATTCTGTATGTGTCCTGCTCAAATACCTCTGGCGTCCCATCATATTCAAGATGAAACATCTCATGCGCCAATTCATTAGCATGTTCTTCAGAGTCAGCTACGACCTCAATCCTTTTTGATATAGAGGCCACAATTTCAACTTCATATATTTTTGGCATTGTTTCAATCTCCCGTAGTACATAAGATAACTCCTATATACTACGGTGACAACATATTGTCAAGCCCCAACTGCTTCGTCTTTATCATCGCGAAGAATACGGACTATTTCTTCAACCGGCGTCAAGTCGAGCCCGATATGTTCAGCCGAACCACGGAAGCGGTTGAGCCACGCGGCCAGTGACACGCCAGCCTGACGACGTAGTTCTTCTTGCGAGGCTTCGTCGTCAGGGTCAAACGGTTCGTAGCCGCCGCCTTCTTTACGCTTGGCTACCGGCGATATGTATGCCGGATATTCAGCGACCTTGATTGACACGACATCACTTTGCTGGACTTCTTCCTGCTTAACCACGATCCGTAGTCCGCTGGCCATGCGCCGTGCCATGTCGATACGCCAGTTACGCGCCGCCGTGCTATCATCCACGCCATAAAATGCGTCATACATTTCATGTTCCGGCTGGGTTGCCAGCCAGTCCACAAACTCATCGGCCTTGAATATATTATAACCGGTAGCTTGCAGATAATCGTCGATTATCCGCTGCTTGGTTTTTCTTGCAAAGTTACTCATTTACTCCTCCTTTTAAAATTAACCGCCATGCCCGACCTCTACTCACCATGCCTCTTCATTCCACAACCGCCTAACCAAATCTGACCGCGCCCTACCAAACCTTGCCTAGCCGCACCTCACCGTGACAAACCCCTCCTAAACCGCCATGCCAAGACAAGCCATGTCTAAAGTAACCTTTCCACGCCATGACCGCCCAACCTTGCCAGATCAAACCGTCCTTATCGCAACTTTCCACACCTCAACCGCCTTACCTAACCTCATGTAATCCTACCAGACCTGACCATGCCGAAACCGCCTTGCCCAACCGAACCTTACGAGACCCAGCCGAAACGCACCATGACCGCCGCGCCCAGCCCAACCTCACCCAGCCTAGCCGTACCGTGACGGACCGAACCCCGCCTTGCCTATCCAGCCTTAACCGCCGTGCCACAACAAACCTCACCTCACCGGAACCAACCAAAACTCATGTGACCAGAACCGCCGTAACTTGCCCAGCCGGACCGGACCTTACCGCAACACACCGGACGCCATCAAACCACAACCGCCTCGACTCTCCATAACTCAACATGGCCCACCCGAAGACACCATAACCGTCTTTCCGCAACCCGCGGCGGGGGAAGAACCCCCGCCTATATTGGTTAAGCAGCCCTCCGCAACCGCTCTTCTTGTAAGAACTGCATTAGTTCTGCTGTTTCCTGATCCGCGCACTCTGGATTGTCACGCGCTAACTCCTGAACCTCGCGGCCCTCTTGCATAAGCTCGTCCCAAATATCTTGGTATTCGCCCATATCTTCAGAACCGGCTATAGAGAATGTACCGAAAGACCCACGGCCTTTCTCCTGACGGAAATCGCCAAGGCCGATTAGTTGTCCGGCATTCTGTACGAGAGAAGAGATAGAACGTGCGCTGAAATTAGGTGTAGCAAACCTGATTTCTACTTCGGCGCACCAGTTAGGAAGATAGGCACGAGTACGCATATCCGGTGTGCGGTTCATGTCCGCGGACCGTACTACGTCAATTTTAAGGTACGGCTTGCCCCAGATATTTATATTTGCCTGTGGCAAGAAGATAAGCCGGTTAACGCTGGTCTTATTTACACCAGCCGTTTCAAGTGCAGCCGTAGCCATTGCACCCTTTACGCCAGCCGCTGGGAAACACAAAAGCGTGTCACCTTTTGGTTGGGTGTGCATGGAGTCGGCAAACTCCTGTTCCGGATTATGTTTGATTTCTTTCTTTTCAGCCGCAGTCTTGCGGCCTGCGCCAACGAGAAGGTCTCGTTTAGCTTTTGCCGACATACTGTTGAAGTACATCGGGGTCTGTCCAATCAAGCGGATTTTGATTTGGCCCTGCTTGATGACTGGGATGCTAATTGCATCATTAGTCTTTTTTGTAGCTGCCATTTTTTTTCTCCTTTGCTAATGACATAAGAATTATCCTATATAGTCTTACTACTACATATTGTCAAGCAGAAAAAAATACCCCCAGAGTCGTGCGAACTCTGGGGGCTACTACGGGAACTTGTAAAGCTTGGGGGCTTTACAAGCTCATATATATGCGATTGTTTGGGAAAAGTCAAGAGAAATCGTCACCATGAATTAATTCTTCTAACTCTTCGTCAGACATGTTTTCAAAATCCATGTCCTCAAAGCGTTTTTTCTTCTTCACTGGGTAACGCTTTACGGTCACCTTATCTAATTTCTTGATAGGATCACCCATGATGTCGTCCAGTTTGACTACCTTAGTTTCTAAAGTTTCTAAAGTTTCTATGGTAGAATACTTATGACCGCACGTTAAACACCGCCGGTGACGACGTGTTGTATCTCCAAGTCGCCTACTGTTATAGACCTTACTCTTTCCCTGACACTTGGGGCATATCATTTCTTTCTCCCTGACAGCAATCTGATATGACCATCTTGCATACTGAACATTGATAATGCCCGTGAACATCGACGGGCGGGAAGTGAACTATAGATGTATGGCAGCGAGGGCATAGCCCATCTTCTATTAAACGCCCCATACTGCCATCACCCTGACTTATTGTCATTTCTTTGGCGGACGACCGCGCTTTTTCTTTACCGGCGCGGCGATCTTTGCTTTTGGTGGACGGCCCCGTTTCTTTTTCACGGGAGCTTTACCGCCTACCCATGCTTCGTTGACCGTGGGCGTTGATTTGTCGTCAGCCCGCAGACGCCCCTTGTCATCTCTGGCCCGTTCAGGCCCACAGAAAAACATAGGGAAGAACAGTCGTAAGAATTTATTTAGCATATACCTCTCCTTAGTAACTAAGACTTATCGCATACCATAGTTAAAAAAAATGGTCAACCGATTGTTTTGCGATAGACGTTCCACATGACGCGAAGCTGACCAGATATTGTCCGGCCCTCTAATTTCGCTAATTTCTTAATCTCTTCGTACACTTCGATGGGTACGAGAACAGATTTCCACTTGGTGATGTCCATATATAGCTCCTTATGTGTAGGAATATATAAGAGAAGTTGTTATTTTACAAGTAAAAAAGGCCCCGCCGAAGCGGGACCAGTCTTCTAAGGGAGGATTTACATGAAACAATTACTCTGCTTCACCCCAACTAGGACCGATCTCAATGTCACATAAGTTGGGTATCTCTAACGGTACAGCATTTTCCATAATTTCTGCAACCTCTTTCGCTTCTTCACGATTTTTCACAGACATGGCGATCTCATCATGTATTTGCACAAGCGGTATGCGTCCTGTCTTGTAGATGTTCACCATTGCTTTCTTAGTCATGTCCGCGGCAGACGCTTGGATCAGCCTGTTGAGTGCTTTGTAAGTGTACGCCCGCTTCAATCTGGTGGTCTCACCGTACTCGCGGATGGCCTCTTGGTATGGTAGAGCCTTGTTCATGGCAAAGGTGTCGGGCTCCCACAGATCAAACCGGCACTTACGCCCCAGTATCGACCGGACGGAACCACTGCCGTCCTTTTTGTTCAGGTGATTTTGTACGCCGTTCATCAGTCCTTTCACAAACGGGACGCGGTCATGGTACTGCTTAACCAGACCCTTGGCCTCTTCAACATCAATATCTAGCTGGTCAGATAGCTTATTGACGCCCATGCCATACATCATGCCAAGGTTAATCGTCTTCGCCTGTTTGCGCGGGATCTCCGCCATTTCTGCGACCATCGTATGAAAATCCATATTACTATCATGTCTATAAGCATTAACGAACTCCTCTGCGCCGTTAAGTAACGCGCCTCTTGTCTTGCCAAAAACGTATGCGTAATGAACCAAGATCCGTGGTTCCTGTTGCGAGAAATCTATAGCCGCCCACTGGTCACCCTCTTCCGGCAGGAACAGACTGCGTATCATCGGCCCCATCTCAGGGTCACGCGCCGGTATCTGTTGTAGGTTTGGGTTTGACATGGATATGCGTCCCGATACCGTGCCGCCATCGTCAGAACGGATCTGGTTGATGTGGCTATGTATGCGGCCATCAGAGCGGCAATGCTTCATTATGGTGTTGATGAACGTGCCGCTGGTCTTGTTCAGGTTGCGGGCTTGCACGATCAGCCGTGCCAACTCGTGGTCATGGTCCGTGAGAAACGATTTGGTAAATGACGGGGCGTTCTTTTCTGTCTTTGGATACGGTATGCCCAGCGCGTCAAATGCTTTGGCTATAGACGCGGCGGCCCACAACTCCACGTCCCTACCGGCCACTCGCTTGATTTGAGCAAGCACATCCTTTTCTTTGCTTAGAAGCGTGTTCCGCGTTTTCTCGACTCTGTCCTGATCTACCCGCACCCCTCGCCATGTCATGTCGATCAGACAGGGCAACAGGTCAAGCTCTAGATTTGCGATTGGCCAGAGCTCTTCCTTGGTAAGCTGGGTGGACAGATAGTTCCAAAGATCCAGTGTAATTTCTGCGTCGTTCTGAGCGTATGGCCCCACATACATGGCTGGCATCTTCCACATCTCAGCCTTGGGGTCCAAGCCAAACTCGCGGGCTGCTTCTTGCAGAGTCTTTTCAGTCTTTATTTTACCCAGCAGATCGTAGGAGAGTGAGTTGAGGCTGTAGCTGAACCGGTTTTCATCCAGCAGTGCGGCCACCAACATGGTGTCGATTATGCGCCCGTTAATGGTAAAACCCATGCGGCGTATCCAGCCCGCGTCATACTGGGCGTTGTGCATAATCTTGTCGGCGGGACACTCAAACACTTTCTTCAGCCACTTGTTGACTATGCGCTCATCCAGATTGCCGCCACCTAGATGCCGAATGGGTATGTATCCAGCCCAGTCGGCAACAGCTACAGCGTAGCCCACTACCTCGCCGTCACCGGTAGGCCATCCGGGCCCGTTGGACTTGAGGTTTGGGTCCTTTGTCTCAACGTCGATGGCTATTTGTTTAGCATCGAATATGTCGGGTAGCTCTGCCGGTGGAACCCATTCACTCTTGGGTCCGAACATTGTCATCTGTAGTGCCATATCATTTCCAGTAAATGGTTACGATCTCGTCGCCCTGTTGAAGAACCTTCCAGCCCTGATTGAGGTAATGGTCCAGTTGTTCAACGCGGATGAACCGAATGAGCTTATCTGATCTTTTAATCACTCGTTTCTTCGCCACCTAACGCTCCATACCCGCAAATATCTACCCAACTGTCCTCATGCCGTGGTGTTACCATCAGACGAGCCAGCTTTACCGCAACCATACATTGATACACTTGATGAGCGGTAACCTCTGTATTTAGCAGAACAGACCACATTTTGGCTATATGTTCATGGTTTTCATAAGCATCGCCATAATCCTTGGCCCGTGCGCCGTTGATTATGGTCTTTGCTTTTTTGAGTACGTCATTACGTTTCATATCTGATAACTCCTCGTGGCATCGTCAGGCTCAACTAAGTATAGGTTCTGCTTGGTCCGTGTGATGCCAACGTAGAACACACGGTGCAAATCGTCAGGCGCGAGTTCCGCGGCCTTTGATGCGGCTGGTGATATCTCTGTAAACAGAACCACGTTATCAGCCTCGCCGCCCTTAGATCCGTGGATCGTGGACAGATTGATACGAGGCTCTGCATTGAACTTTTCACCACGGCGTAACAGCGCGGTGATGTAGGCACGGTCCGCGCTAGGCAGTTTATCCATCGCTGTATGCCAGATGCAGTTATGAATGTAATCCATAGTAACGCTTGAGATTGGAACGAATTTAACAAGTCCGTGGTGCGCGATCAGTTCATCCAGCGTCACCATGTCGTCATCGTCGAGTGCCGGTAATTTTTTAAATCCGCGCTTGACTCTGTCGTTGACGGACATATAACTGTAAATGGTTCGTGCGGTCTTGCCCGTCACCTGTTTACCTTTTCTCAACTGTTCCCAGCCATTCACAGCGTCGCTCAGACTTTCTGAGATTGAACGTCGGCCCCGATAGTTGAAAAGATAGCCCCGACTCCGTAGGTCTGCGGTTATATCCGACAGGAAGTATGCGGCTTGTGCCAGCACGAGCCACGAACCCTCAGAAAAATCAATCATCTCAGCGCGGGCGATATGCTCTACGTTGCCTCTGTCTTCGCGAGGCAGATACTTTTTGGGCACACGGCGTTTGATGCGGCGGACCACACGCTCTGCCATAGGATGCACAGAGGCTGGCACACGGTAGGATTGTTCCAATACCTCGTAGCCACCGTTGAGGTTTATGAAATGCTCAACGTCTGCACCAGCCCATCGGTATATGGCTTGGTCATCATCACCGGCAGCATATATCCGCTCAGAGTGTTGCTCTAATACATGAGCCACGTCCCATTGCAGGGGCGACAGATCTTGCGCCTCGTCAACGAAAGTGACAGCTAGGCGGGGGCAAAACTGTGCACTCTCGTTGACAAAGACCTCTAACATATC